CTTCGCTACCTTGTGTAGTTTGTCCAATATAAACTTTATCGTTTATATCGTTTTTTATAATATAGATTTCACAATTCATATTTTATCTCCATTTCTGTTTATAAAATATTGTACGTAGTTTCATCACCTATGCGTTGCATGTGACTATGTTTTTAAACACAGCCTTCCATTCGGATTGTCATTTCAGATTCCCCGATTTCTTTCGCTCTTTATTACTTCTATATTTCTATAGAAGAGGGCAACAAGTTTACCCCCGTTTCGACAGTCTAGCACAATATAATCGGCATCATAGTCTTCATATAATTGCCGAATTCGTATTGCCTGTTTTGTTGTATCTCCTATTTGATTTGATTCAATATAAGAATACTGTCTCTTATATCCTTGTTTTACTACAACTTCCGAGTCATCAGTTTCATACCTCATAGTTTCTGGAATTCCACGAATACAAGAATATATAGAGTTATCGTTTTTCTTTCCTTCTACAAAAGCAATATCACAAGATATTACACGAATTTCACCCTCTTGCTTTGGAGCAAAATGTTTTGTTTTTTTATTAAATTTTACATCTCTATGGTTTCTTGGATAAAATACTTGACGTAATGTTTGAACATCACTAAGCATAGAATAAGTAAAGAAAGCAGAAGAGTTGTTTCTAACTCTAAGATTTAAAAATTCAATTTGCCATGTAATAGGATCTTGCTTTTTCTTTTCCTGCTGCATCTGCCTTTGAGTACGAATATTATGTTTCAGAGTAATACTTTCATCAAAAGCAAGCATTACAGAAGTCCTATTATTCAACATATCAGTATAAGCCTGATCAACAAGATTCCACATCCAATGCCCATCATCAAGCCATGAACTTGAAATATAAATATCTTTTGGATCTTCTTTTAAACATTCAATCCCTTCATAAAATGGGTCAATCATAAAAGGAGCCTGTCTAATTGTCTGGAAAGGAGAAATGACACTATCATCAATATTTTTGTCAATCTGACGGAACTCTTCTCGTACAGCATCCGTACTACGAAGACCACGGGCAAATTCATTTGCTGTAAATACCTTAATAGTTGATCCATTGTTAAAATACACTATGGATTCATTTGCACTATCCTTTATATCCTTTATCTCTTTTCTTAAAGCAGGAGACATGTTCATCAATTCATTCTTTATCTTTTCCGATATGATAAGTTTACTCTGTCCACGTGTTGCAGAACCAAGTACGATTTTTGAACCAGGTTTTATAATTGCTTTACAACAAGCGTATAGAGCAATTATAAAAGATTTCGCTGCAGCACGACACGCAACGATACAAACAAGCTGTGAGATACCCATAAGATATAAAATAAGCTGTTGGTATAAATGTAGCCTAATTCCTAAATAATCCATAGCGAGCCTATGTAAATTTCTTGAGAAAAATGTAGACCATAAAAATGTATTATGAACATTTGTAGGATTGCTTAAAAAATGAGTTGAAGGAAATTTCTTGTAAAGATTTTGTTGACGTTCATCAGCATATTTATTATTCATCGACATCATCTGCGTTGTCCTTTACAAAATATTCTGTATCCCTATCTGTTGTTCCTGTCATAAGGTTTCTAAGAGGTCTTTTTACAAATCGATCAAAATATTCCCCTAATTTATCATAATCTTTGTATAACTCCTTATCTTTATAATATTCTTCTGGAGTATACTGAGAGATAGTAGCAAGGGTTACACCAAGACACTCGTTTGCACTATTATCCGTTTCTTGAATCGTTGATAATCCAGCTTTTGTAAATGTCTTGCTATATTGTTCAGTAAGTTTAATGTATTTATCAGAATCACCTTTTTTTAACGCATTCGTTTGCAGCATAAACAATGAACATAAACTTTTAATAAAAATCTCTTGATTAGCATCACAATTTGGATTTTGTCGCTTTAACATTCTGTAATGCTCATCCATGATTTTATAATCAGCTTCTGTAAAACCAATTCCCCAACGGTCAACTGCAGATGCAGTGATAGTGGAGTCTTCCGACTTGGCTTGTTCACGAGAATTTACAATATTACCTTGTCTTTCATTAAACTCAAATTTCATACTGTCAAAATAAGTAGTACCAATTCTGGCAGTCTGACCTAAGTTTTTCTTAGCCAAATAATGACTAATACGACTTCTATCGGCAGAGATTTGTCTTGACGCAGTTAAAGCATCAATATGATATACCCAGCCAAATTCCATACACATATGTCTGATAGCATGTTCCTCATTTCCTGAATAGAAATCAATAAGTTTTTTATAATATTTATCACGGCAATCATTACATATTTCAATATATCCATCATTTGCTTGATATTTTGGATGTGCAGATTTTGAAAAATGATTTCTCGGAGTGTCCCAAGATTCACCACACATAGAACATCTATATTTTTTATTATTGGTAGAATTAGATAATGGGAAACGCATATCAATAGAGATGTCTATTTTCTGTGGGGCATTCATTGACTCCTCAATTTTTTCATCTCTTGATTGTTTATTTTTATGAGCCAAATGCCCACCTCCTTTAATTCATAATAAAAGCTCAGACCCAGATTTGAACTGGAACAATTGATTACAAGTCAATCGTTTTACCTTTAAACTATCCAAGCATAATAATAGGACGGCAGTAGCACCGTCCTGTTTTATACATATTTATTGAGCAATAATCCCAGCAGTTCTGAGACTTGCCAACAAAGCATTAAGTTTATCTTTTACATCTGCATCTCCAGCGTCTGCAACTGCAACGCCTTTTTTTGGCAATTCAGTTTTTGTTGCATATTTCTTATCTGCATCAACTGTCTTCATATATGTAGTAAGAGCATCAGATCCAATCTTAGTTTTCAGTGCATCTCCAACAGCTTTTGCATCCGCAGCTTTTCCTTCCACAGCAAGTGTTTTGTCAAGTTCAGCTCCTGCACCAGTTGGATAAGCCGGGACGAATAATTTGCCTGTTGTAGTATCAATTGCAACTTCTACGGTTTCGTTTGTCTTTGCTTTTGCTTTCACACCACCAAGAACCTGATCAGTTGCCTGTGGAAGAGTATAAGAACTTCCTGTCGGAATGTTAATTGTTTTTTCGACAGAACCGTCATACTCATCTGTTACTGCACCTGTAAATTTAATCTTTTTAGGATTTGGAAGTGTAGTCGTAGTTTTTGGTAAGGCTCCAACTTCGTCTGCGGTATATGTCGGTTTTGCTTCAGTTTTCGCCCATGCCGGTACAGTTGGATCAGTTTCTTTTGTAACATAAGTACCTTTCTTCTGGATACCAAGATCATCCAATGTTTTATTTCCAGTTAATTCAATTCCGGAAATTTGTGGTTTATTTGTTAATGCAGTATAATCAAGAGAAATATTTCCGCCTGAACCACCAATTGCAGGTTGCTCTACCCATTTCTTGCCAGATTCGTTATATTTATACACTGTACCAGTATCAATTTCTTCATATGTGCTTCCATTGGTAATGTATGTTGTTTCTATAAATTCAATAGGTTTTTCGTCTGTAGATAATCCAGTAATCTCTAATACATTACGATTCATGTCACCACCAATTTTCTGTAATGTTACCATTATTTTCCCTCGCTTTCTTTTTTCTATTTTCTGCCGATATGAAACCGGCATTTCTTTTGAAAGCCGGAATATAATAATGACTCCAACTGGAATTGAACCAGTGTTACCGCCGTGAAGGGGCGATGTCTTAGCCTTTTGACCATGGAGCCAAATACAAAAATAGGAGAGCAGCACAGCTCTCCATTAATCTCTCAAATCTATTTCGATTAATTCTACATAATCATCTTCGTGTGTGATCCGCAAATAATCACTTCCCTTGATTAACTTTCCATCATGCTTTTTGACGATGTCTCTCATATAATCAAATGGATGTATATGTGGATGAACTTTCTTATAATCTAAGAAGGTGAT